AATCTACATCGTGTGATAATTCTAAGAAAACGATTGATATAGAAAAACGTGAGGATGTTAAACCTAAAAAATTATGGGGTATTATTTAATCCATATGAACATACAATTATTTCTCTGATATACATATATATGGCACAGAACGCAAACCAGACCCCGAATATAATTTCATTCCAAGAACACGACCGACCTTTCCACGCGACAGCCCAAAACAACGCATATAGAGAAAACAAACAAACTGCAACTGGATCATGGATAATTCCTGCAACTAATTTACATGCCCCAAATAAAAACCCTCAAACTGGATATGAATATCCCGGATATAATAATGTAAATGTAATTGAACGTGGTGGGAAACGTAGAAAACATAAATCAAAAAAATCAAAAAAAATACGTAAATCAAAAAAAGTAAAGAAATCAAACAATACAAAGCGCAATCACTAATATCTAAAAGTATGGGATATTATCATATATACAGATGATAATATTTGAATGTATGGATTGTTTAATCTATATGTCTATTTGATAAATAATTTCTTAATTCGTTAAACAATAATATCTTTAGCCGCAATGTATTATATAGATTTTTATGGAAAATAAATCATCTACTACAAGAATATCTGATTTACCAGAAAATATAACCATGCAAATGAATGGTCCGGTTCAACAGCAGCAATATATGCAACAACCGATAAATACTCGTCAGCCAATGGATATGGCATCGAATGAAAATAATTTGACATATACTCAAATGAATGTTCATCCAAATCCATATGGAAATCCTATGCAACCTGGATCAATGCCAATACCACAGCAAGCTCAACAAGCACAACTTTCTGCACAAAATGGATATTTTCCCCAGATGCAACAAGATATACCCCAATATAAATTACCATCGCGCGATATACCACGTAATACTGATGGATATACACAAGACATAGAAACAACTGCAAATTATATTCCAGCGCCAAAACTAACGTCTGATTACATACGGGATTTTCAAGACGATGAAGAAAAAACAATCAAAACCCACAAAGAAAAGAAAAGGAAAGAGCGTTTATTAGATACATTATTAACTGAAATACAAATCCCTGTTTTTATAGGTATTTTATTTTTCGTATTTCAGATGCCATTAGTTGATGCACTTATTTTTAAAAGGTTCTCCTTTATGCGTATTTATAATGAGGATGGTAATTTCAATTTCTATGGATTATTTATCAAAAGCATTTTATTTGCTATGAGTTATACCATATTAACTAGAGGGGCTGATATTATTAGTTCATTATAATAAACACATACAGTAGTCCCTCGCTCCGGCGTTCTATTATACCTTTTTACATTTCAACGTCGTTATACATTATTTTGGACTATATATCCAAACCTCTTTTGGAAACCATATTTTATTATCACCATAAATAAACCCATTTCCTGATATTATATTATTGATAATTTTGTTTTGTTTAATGGTTTTATGACTTAGAAAACGAATTGCTAAAATGTCTTTATTATCAGTTACGTCGTTTATAATGCTATTCATTTGTTTTGATAATGGTAAATTGTGATGTAAAAATACCATCCTCTCTATATTTTCATCCCATAGTTTATTGTATTCATCATAATTTGTATCTGTTTTTTCGTAAAAATATTTTAAAATGACTATCATTATTTGTATATAGATTATTTTATAATTTTAAGTAATTTACAAAATAATAAACTAATTAGGCGTTTGAAATGGTAAAATGTGTAAATTCATTATACATTATCCTTCGATAATATAATTCTCCGGATAATTCTCTAACACCTACGCTCGTTCCGAGCTGAGGCGTTCTCGCAATTATATATAACTATATAGTTGTATATTTTATTGGTGTATTTTACTGGCGTATTTTACTTGAACAAATCACTAAACTTAACTGTTTTTGAACGCATATTTTTACCCCGTTTTTTATATGTTTTTTTCGTTTTTTTCTGTTTTTTTGGTTTATTCGCCATTTCTTCATTTAAAGCCGGACTATATTTCAAAAACCACATATCATATTCGCGTGTTCCACGCTTATCAGCCAACTTTTTATACATTTCCGTTTTCGTAGCACGTATAGTCTCAAGTGTTTCTTGTTTACCATAACAATTCATGGTAAATCTCTTTAACAAACCAGTTTGACGCAGGCGATTTTTCTCTTCTACTTCAAACAAAAAATTGGCCATACATAAAATACGGTCTTTATTGAAATATGGCTTGTCTGTATAAATAAATGCTAAATAAAAACTCAAAATAGTATCTATAGTTGCAACATTAATTTCTTTATCGCCGATACGAATAGTATTGTAGCTATGACAAGCAATTGGCTTAAAAATAAACGCTATTGTATCTTTTCCTACCAATATTTCAATACGTTCTGGTATGAGTTCTCCAATTGCAGCGTGATTTACTCTTTTTACATTGTTAAAACCGGCTTCATTTAGTCTCTCGGTTAATATAAGTGAGGTGCTATCCGGGTCTTCTGACAATACATCAAAATCTGGAACATTTTGTATATATTTCCGTTTTTTATCATTGATATATTCCGAATATAATGCACTACCGTATCCGCCGAAAAATATGACACCTTGTTCGATTAACGCATCACGTGTCAAAAAATACAAGTGTTCGTCATTTGGCGATTTTTCGTGCATTTCTCTCTGAAAATCAATGGTATTGCATTGTACATCGGTTTTTAATGGATAATATTTATTCAACAAGGTAAGCCGTTTGAATACTTTTTCCCATCTGGAAACATCTCCTTGAGGTCTTGAAAGTTCTAAATACATACTCATACGTAAATAATTTGGAGGCGCGTATCTTATACCGGCACGTATGATTACTTCTTTTTGCAATGCATTGTATATTTCATCGTCTAGAAATGTTATATCTGCAACGGGTATGAAATTAACGAATACTTTAAATGTTCCATGATGAACACCTGCTTTTGCTTCCACTTCTTTATAGCCGGAATTGTAATAAATATCGGCCAATTCTTTTGCATCATCTAACGCATGATTGGAAAAAAAGTCATAATCTGGTATTTCTACATCTCGATTGTAAAATTGGGCATATTTAGGCAAAATATTGTTTATAGCAGTTCCGCCATAACAAATGCATTTTTTACGAACTAAAAACTTTTCCAATATTTTGATAATGTTTTTAATATCTTCGCTATTTGCAATTTTCTCACCGACGACGGCTTCGTTTTCATCAACTGCATGTCGTAAAATCGCCAATTCACAGTCCTGAAATGTCATATTATTGTCACATTCCGGGTTATTGTATTTATTTTTGGCTTTATTCATAATATATAGTAATATTGATATAATATTGCTATATACTATTGCACTATTACACTATTACACTATTGGGGTTTCGCGTTTTTACCATACACAATTATGCAAATGCACCTATCGTTATTTTTCTAGATTCTATATCAGTTTCCAATTTTCCTAAATAATTTATAGCATAAGCCATTGGAATGATTGCTGATTTGAAATTATTAAACAAGTCTTCATATTGCCTCAAATTATCATTTGATTTATAGAAAGGATACATAGTTATTTGAACACCATAATTATTGACCATGTTTATTACCGTAGGCGTGGGATATTTTTCATATATATCTGGAATAACAATTTGTTCTACGACAATATTTGTTGTCTGAAAATCGTCTTTCATAATTGGTGGTGTTTTTACTTTATTATTCATTTTGCTATAGTCATACATCTGAAATGTGCTTCCACCAGTTTCCCCATTTATTATATTTGCCAATGGCTGACTAAAATAAGAATATTCCGGGTTATATGTTTTATCCATCAAAAACACAGTTTTCTTCATAAACTCGTTATTTATTTGGGAATATTTATCTATCAGTTTCGATTTTCCGGAATTGTTCAAAACACGAGAACTTGCTGGAAAGTTTGTATTGATACATTCTGCAACCACATCATATACTTTCATATTTTTGTCTGGTATTATACGTAAATGAATAAATAATGGATCTTTTGGATTAGGAGACCCATTTTTACCATTAATGGTTGTAAATGCATTTCCAGCAATAGTATTCAGTATACGGTCTAATGCAACCCGATTACTGCTCTCCATTTCTTTTCCATTTACATCGGTTATATTTGCGACATATGCCAAATTATCATTTTCAGAATAATGTATTTGTAAATCAAGGAATCTACATCCCCTAAAAAGCACATATTTTACCATATCCTCACTTATACTTGACCCGGTATATGCAGAATTGTATGAAGCCTTTATGCAATATTCTCTAAGTGGTAGGTTTGTCAGCTTTGTATTCATATCCTCTATAGAAACGGTTGAACTAATTCCAAATAAATTACGTATTTCATCTTTTGCACTCATGCCTTCAATTACCAATCGCTTATTGCTATTTAAAATAGTAGCTCGTTCTTTCAATAGTTTATACATAACATAAACAAATATAAGCAATATTAGTATAATTAACAATATTCGAAATGGTCCCATATATACTTATGTTATAAAAGTATTCTATACAAAACTATTCTCATAAAAAACAAAATAAAATCATAGTATATATTATTTTAATGGCAGGAGGATTATTTAATATTGTATCTGTAGGAAATGCCAACGTAATACTTACTGGTAATCCCACCAAAACTTTTTTCCGTTGCGTTTATTCTAAATATACCAATTTTGGATTACAGAAGTTTCGCATTGACTATGATGGTTTAAGAGAACTTCGGTTGACAGATTCATCCACATTTACATTCAAAATACCAAGATATGCAGAATTATTAATGGATACATATTTAGTTGTGTCCTTACCGGATATATGGAGTCCTATCTATCCACCAGTCAGACCAGTATCTCCAGGTGACCCAGAAGGAAGCGAAATAAATAATGGAGGACAATGGGCGCCATATCAGTTCAAATGGATTGAAAACATAGGGTCTATTATGATAGAAGAAGTTACTATTACATGTGGGAACTTAACTTTGCAAAAATATTCCGGCGAATATTTAGCTGCACTTGTGGAAAGGGATTTCAGTTCGGAAAAAAAAGCATTATATAATGCTATGACTGGACATGACCCTGAATTGTATAGTCCATCAATAACTCTAGGTAGAGATGATGTCTATCCAAATGCATTTTATACATCAAATGCTGCAGGGGCTGAACCGTCCATTCGTGGTAGAACATTGTATATTCCAATAAACACATGGTTTACCTTAGATAGTCGGTGTGCATTTCCTCTAGTATCTTTGCAATACAATGAATTGGTTATAAGTGTTACCATACGACCTATACAAGAACTATTTTGTGTAAGAGACGTATTTGATGCGCAGAATAATTTTCCATATATACAACCGGATTTTACTCGCCAAGAGTTTCAAATGTATAGATTTTTGCAAACTCCACCCAGTGTAAATATAGCACAAGCTGATTATGGAAACAAAAACAGTACATGGAAATCAGATGTTCATCTGTTGTCGACATACTGTTTTTTATCAAAAGAAGAACGTGAATTATTTGCAGCCCAAGAACAAATATATTTAGTAAAAGATGTATATGAATACAAGTTCAACGACGTAACTGGTTCTAAAAAGGTAAAACTTATGAACTCAAATGGTATGATATCTAGTTGGATGTGGTTTTTAAGAAGAAATGACGCCTATTTAAGAAATCAATGGAGTAATTACACAAATTGGCCATATAATAATCTACCTAAAGGCGTAGATAATGCACCACAAACATCCGAATATAAATCTTGGGACAATAAATATTATGGACCTGCAAAAAATCCCCCCTTATACAATTCGCCAATGCAAGGGTCAAATACTGGTTATTTTATATCCGGCAACTATTCAGTAGATAATCATAAACCTATATTAGAAACTATGGGAGTTGTATTAAATGGCGAATACAGAGAAAATATTTTGAATAGAGGGGTATATGATTATATTGAAAAATATACGAGAACCCAGGGGTATGCACGAGAAGGGTTGTATTGCTACAATTTTTGTTTAAATACAAGCCCGTTTGAGTATCAACCTTCTGGTGCTATAAACATGAGTAAGTTTAAAACAGTTGAACTTGAAATAACTACTCATACTCCTACACTTACTTCGCTTGATATGAGTAATAATGTATTATATGGATTTGTATGTGACAATAGTGGAAATGTTGTAGGTATTCGAAAACAAAATTGGAAATTATTTGACTATACATATGATATGACTTTGTTTGAAGAAAGATACAATGTTTTGACTATTATTGGCGGAAATTGCGGCATGTTATACGCGAGATAGTATATATTTTTGTTCTATATAACTATATATAGTTATATATTAGAAATGTTTGAAAATACCATACCATTTAGAAATGATGATAAGGATACTCCAGACCAGTTTATAAAAAAAATGAAAAGCACTCTTTCTAAAAAAAAGAAAAATAATTTTAAAAATATCGAAGAATTAGAGAACATATACGAATCAACCACAGATACTACATCCAAAAAAGCAAAACCAGTAGACCGCGACCTGTTGAATATAAAATCATCTGTGAATGCATTAGATAAAAGTATTCAACAGATAGAAGATTCTATTAATCGTGTGAGTGAAAAAACGAAAACCTCTACTAAAAACCCATTAGACAACATTGAAGGGTTTAGTAATACCGATATTTATGACACAATATACAAACCTGAATATGAGTTTGAAACCGAAGAACAACCTGTGACTAGCGCAGAATATGCAAAGCTAGTAAATGATGCAAAATCCGGTATATTGAATACAACACTGATAAAACAATTAATGAATATAGGTAAAATTACCGAAGCACAATATAATCAATTATTTGGATTTACGTTGGATTTTAGTGGATTCGAATGGAAAAATGCAAGTACAACTCCTCCTAAACCAACAAATGAAAGATGCTCTAAATGGAAGAAAAATTGCGATGGTGGCGGGGCAGATATTGTAGAATGGATGAAACGCATGTTAGACAATGTAAAAAAAATAATGGGTATATATTCGCAAATATTACGGTTTATATCTGTATTGATATACAAATCAGTAGATGGTTCATTAGACGGTAAACCGAGTAATAGTAATGATGACGTTTCTATCATTGTCAATGTATTGCACTTTTTAATAATGATTCCGTTATCCATTTATTTTGCCTACAATTGGTTTTACATTACTTTTTATAAAGATGAAACAGGAGAACCAATAACCTTTGATTTTTCCGAAAAAGTAATGTCTTCATTAAAAGGCTTATTAATTCGATTATTCAAATGTTTGGTTCAACCTATGATATTACTGGATTCATTTATACGTTTGTTTATACCCAAATCATATTACACCATAGGAGAAGCCATACAAAGTTTTATTATTGGACCTCTTGATTTTTCTTTTATAGGAAATATAATGACCAATCCATTATTTATTTTCATTGGGTTTACATTGCTCATTCTTCATATGACTTGTAAATACTCAGATACAGTATTAAATATGTTTCTTTCTTATATGACTGATGCTAAGGTTCCTTATGAATCTTACTTACACGGTATTGTAGCATATGACTGGATTGTCGGAATAGCTGCAATAGGAATATTTGGAAAAATGGTTGGTGCAATTGAAACTGTAATCAGTCCATTATCAGCGATATTTTGGTTTTTGGTTTTGGTCATTTTTTCACATTTAATGATACGATTTGCCGGTATTTTCATACTATTGTATTTGTATGCTATGTCTTATTTTGCATTAAGTATTTACTCTAAAGGTGGTATAAATGCGGCTATAAAAAGTATCAACTTGGCATTCGAAGCCTCTATACGGACAAGTAATGTGAAATGTCCAGAAGGCGAATGGGAAAAAGCAATAAAAGAAATACTGGAATTAATTTATAAATATTTGTATGCAATATTGTATATTATTGTATTGGGATATAGCTCTATGTGGATTTTTGCAAGTATGAAATCGTCTTCTGGTAAAATTATTCTAGGTTCAACTTTATCATTAATCATAGCAATTATAGTTTTAGCTATAGCTTATGTGAGAGTTGCAATGGGTAAATCTGATATAGAGAAAAGTGATATAGACATATAATATTATCATATAACTATAATACCGAATATGGCTCCATCAACTAAACACGTATCATTTGATTTATCATTATCTTGCGTAGAAAATACAGAAATGGATGATGTTAAAACACCTACGGTCGTTCCGAACACCGACGTTGTAACAGATAATGCCTCTTCCAATAAAAAGCCATATACATCATATGTGTATAATTATAAATCATATTTACCTTCAGGTGAACCGCCATTTATTACTACAATGACATCGTTTGTATTTATGACAAATTGTTTCTTCGCATACCAGAAAGCATATTACTTGTATGCAGGCGCCTTTTTATTTTTAGTAATAACCTCATTATTATTACGGTTTAATCCATCAAAATATACCCTGGTTTTAGATAAAACCACAATATTAGTAATATTATTTTATGGATTACATATGTTGTATCAAAAAAGAAATGTTATTTCTACAATATATTTTACACATTCTATTCTAACTATTGTAGTAGTTGTAATACTATATCATTATGGATATAAAAATGAGTGTTTGTGTTTTGATAAAGATGAATGTATTGCTGAAAATTACATGGCATTTGTTCATATAATAAGTTCTTTCGCTTTCAATATAGTAATTTTGGCATAATAGTTATTTTGGCATAATAGTTATTTATACCAAAAGATATAAAACAAATACTTTACTATAAAATATATTTCATAAATGGGAAAGAAAAAAAATGGAAACAGAACACCTTTGGTTAGTGTTTGCACCCCAACATACAATCGTAGACCCTTTATACCTATGATTGTAAAATGTTTTATGAATCAAACGTATCCTAGAGACCGAATGGAATGGATTATTATTGATGATGGAACCGATAAAATCGGTGATATACTAAAGAGTTTCAACATACCACAAATCAAATATATTGCCCTTGATAAAAAAATCACATTGGGCGAAAAAAGAAATATGCTACACAAACACGCAACTGGTTCTATCATTGTTTATATGGATGACGATGATTATTATCCACCTGAACGGGTTTCTCATGCAGTAGAAATGTTGCTTAACAATCCAAAAGCAATGGTTGCCGGGTCTAGTGAAATGTATGTATATTTCAAACATATTCATAAAATGTATCAAAGTGGTCCATTTAGTCCAAATCATGCAACGGCAGCTACATTTGCATTTCGTAAAGAACTATTAAATGATACTAAATATGAGGACCATGCTGCATTAGCTGAGGAAAAAGTTTTCCTTAAAAACTATACAATTCCTATGGTTCAGTTAGATCCTATGAAGACAATATTGGTATTTTCACATGACCAAAATAGTTTTGATAAAAAAAAACTGCTAGAAACTGGTCAAAATCCGACATTCAAAGAATCTACTAAAACAATTCCAATGTTTATTCGGACTAAAGACGAAAAACCTATTTTGGATTTTTTTCTAAAAGATATAGATATAAAACTAAGTGCATATGAACCTGGTGATCCAAAAAACAAACCCGATGTATTGAAACAACTGAAAGAAATGGACGAACAGCGATCGAAACAAATGCAAGAAATCATTAAAAATGGACAAATACCTCCTCAAAAAGTTATGCTACAAAAACCCGGAGAACAACCAGTTGAATTATCTACAGAAGAAGTTGTAAAACTATTACAAACACAACAAGAACAAATAAAACAACTAGTAGAAACGATTCGATTACAAGAAGAAAAAATACGAGAACTGACAATTCAAAATACTCATTCTCCTATACCGGAAATAGAGCGCATTTTTACTCCAAAAACAACACAACCAATGAATAACCCAGACCCCCCTGTAAAAAATAAAAGCGAACCGGAAGTCTGTGTCATGATAGATTTATAATTG